CCTTTCTTTATATTGTTTTTCGCAACGATTGATTTTCTAACCAATTTTTTATTTTTTAGATACCATTCTTTCTGACTTTTCTTTTTCTTTTTACTATTCTTTTGTTGTTCTAGAACTACTTCTTTATTTCTATGATACCACTCTCTTTTTTGTCTCTTTCTTTGAGTATTTTGATTCATAATTTCAAAGAGTTGATGAAAGTTGTCCTTATGCAAGAAGCTCTCTCCAGCCGTATTTACATATCCAATAAGAATCTACAATATCAGTTGTGGGATTTGTCAGTTTAGTTGATTTTGGTCTAAGGGTTTTCTGAAGGTCTACTGGTGCAACGCACTCTTTAGAAAATGCGTCATACATTAAATCTTTATTCGCATTACCCTTACCTGTGGCATATTTTTTAATAACGGTAGGTGGTATTGATGTGAAGGTCTGGTTTGCCTTATACATCTTATGTTTGAGTAGTCCAGAATTTTCTGCAACAGAACGAACATAAGATTTACCAGAAGTAGCAAAAGCGTATCCTTCTATGAATACTTGACATCCACTAATTATACTCATAGCCCAATCTGAAAGTAGATCATGTCTTTGTTCCTCTGTTTCCCATTCTGGATATTCATGTGCACACAAACTTAAAATTTCATGTGGGGCGGCCCGTTTGAGTCGCTGTGGAGTTTCCAAATAATGTATAGTGCACATATTAAAGTTAAACTGTCTATTATCATTTGCCTCTTTCCATACGCATATTGCCGGTGATGTTAGTGAATAATCAATCCCAGCCAGTTTCTTCATCATGTATAATACTCTCTGCAGGTTCTTCAATCAGATTACTGCAGAAAGGACAACATTCAATAGCCTGTTTAGGCTTTTCATCTTTCATTTTATATTTAATGACATATTCCTTATCGCAGTAATCGCACAATATCTCATAAAGTATATAGTCATCTTCATTTATCTTAACATCTATAGGCATCAATTCCCTTATTATAATTTAAACAGAATTTTTTAAAGTTAATGGTTTTTTACTTTGTTCTTCTGCTGCTTTACGTTTTACTTCTAGTGAACATTCAAATGAAAGATCGTAGATGTATTTAGACAGGTGTGGTGGAAGCCTCAAATTTCCCCCAATCTCTTTCACAAACCGCTCATACTCATAGTCTTTTTCAAATCCATCTACAGTACATTTGACCACTTCAAATACTTGTCTTGGAGACAACATTCGTTGTACATCGGGATTCATAGCCATACTGAGGAAATATTTTGCATACCAATATTCCTTCTCTACATGGGGCCATGGTTTGAGTTTGGGTTTGAGAGTTTCTTTTTTTGTTTCCGTTACTTCAGTTTTGATTTCCCTTTCTGGTTGTGTTGGCCCAAAATTTATTGTACAGCCTCCAAAGATTATAGTAAATATAATTATGATGATTAAATTTTTCATCTAGTCCTTGTTAAATTATTTCACAACCTCCTGCCGTACATGCCAATCCTGACTTGCTATGGTGTAGTCTTGTGATTCGTATTTTGATAGCTCTGCCCAATCCACATTTTTAGGCATCGTCTTTAAGGCTTCTTTATACTCTTCCTCTGTACAATCTTGATATGGTGCCTGACGATATACATGCTCACTAAATGGAAGAAATGATATACCACTAATAGAATCAAAATGATCATACACCCAAGCTGCTACTTCAACCCACTCATCTTCCTTTACGGAAATTGTAACAGATGGTTTATGTTCACACCAACTTTCTGCATAAACTTTCCAAAGTTCTAGTTGTTCTAGTGCAGTCATATCCATACGACAAACTGCTCCTTTTGGAGTTTTCATTGGAAACGAAAAGACTGTCGTATGTTCTGGTTTTGTCACATCTACCTCATTTGGAAATCCCATATCTCGCATGAGTTTACAAAGAGGGTCTTTATTGTCGGCTCTTACAGTTCGTATATAATAGGGATTATGACGAGCATGAATACCACTAGCACTATCAACGAGCTGAGAAACAGTACCACTCGGTTTAACGCACGTGATTGCTGCACTAACTGGAATTCCAAGTTTGTCTGCCCATTCTTTATTTGTTTCATAAGCGATATCTCTCAATTCTTCAAGTAGTTTATCTAATCCTTTTTTAGATCCGTTTGTAAGAGGATTATCCATTATTCCTGTGAGTGATACTCCCAATAATCGTTCTTCATCACAGTTCTTTTTCCACTCTCTGGAAAGGTATCTAAAGTTAGTAAGGGTAGATTGAAATGTTCCAAGGATAGCCGCAGTTCTAACTTTTTCTTTGAGAGATTCGCGAGTGTCTTCTCGTCTGACAACGCACTCTGAGAGGTTGCAGAATTCGCGTGACCGTAAAATGATCTCGCTGCATGGATTTGTGCCAAAGTCCTCTCTAGCGATTCGTCTTGTAATAAATTTTCCATCTTCATCTTTATATCTTTCATTTAATTGTTCAACAGTTTTTTTGGCTGACATGCCATTATAAATTCCACGTTCTCCTGACTTTGAATCGTATAGGGAAAGCCACTCTCGCATGAAAGTACCAACATCTGGTTTTTCTTTATAGTTAACCGAGTTGTTTGCGAGGGCTCTTTGTACGTTGTGTGTATACCACTCACCATGCTTGGCGAAACGCATCTCACGATCATTAAGGTTAGACAAGCTAATGAGAGCACTCCTACGAACACCCCCCACAACCACGATTTCTGCTGTCTTGCATACGATGTCATGACATTCTACTGGATGTAATTTTCTACCTAAAGAGTTCTTAAAAGTATTTATTGTAAATTTAAACAAATCTACTAGTGGTGCTGGGCCTGATGCCCGTCCACCAAAGGTCTTGAGGGGTGCACCGGCTTCTCTTACTTTAGACACATCCCACTTTGGAACATGACCACCATACAATAATGATACTAATTCTTTAAATGCCTTAGCCCATCCCAACTTTGAATCTGAAACAACAATTACTGTATCAGTATCATATAGTTCTTCTGGAACTACTGGTAGTTGATTTGTGTATTCTAGTTCTACAGAAAACCCCACTCCTGTTCCATTCATCAACACATAAAGGATTTCATCAAACGATCTTGGACTATCTACCTTGATATAAGAACAATTATATCCTGCTACATTTTCTTTCTTTAGAGCTGGCCCTGCAGTCATAAGACACCTCATTGAAGGCATCACATTTAATTCTTTGACTGCATTTTCTAGTTCGACTCGTTCTCCGTTCTCTAACTTGTAATCATTTTTTTCTTCCAACCACTCCGTAAAAAAGTTAAAATATCTACCAACTGTTTCATCCCACGTTTCCCTTCTTCCCAAATCGTAATCCCATCGTGCGTATCTAGATAGGTGGATGTATTCTTGATAAATGGTTGGTAGTCTCATTCTGTATCTCCTTTTCGTATTTTTTCTAAAAATTCTTTTGATTCTCGTTTTCCTAATTTACTCTCTAAAACACCAGCACCCTTAACACTCATTCCTGCTAGTGCAGCCTTTGTATCTGCATATTCTAAAAGTTCTTTAATAACCCCCATTTCTTGTTTTGAAAATGTTGTTGCTCCTTGTATATAATCTTCAAATGCTTCACAACATAACGGAAAATTCGGTTTCACTAACTCATACATTGCATCTGCATAGTCTCTAATTTCTCTTTGTGCATGACTATCAGACCTCAATTTTACAAAATGAAAGAAATTATGTAAATCAATTTTCCATATACATTCAGTATAATTAGCAACGGGCAACAGAGCTCTAGCTACTTCTCTAGAGAGATCATGTTCTAATAGGACTTGATATGCCATACTAGCACCATCATAAATCCTATTAAATTCAAACTGTAATAAACCTTGTTGCTCGAGGACTTCTCCCCTACCTTGGCTATTTGTCGTAGATTGTTTAGCGAGGTAATCACCCTCAGGCAGATAAAATTCATTACTCATCACTGAGTAACGGCCAGAGTACTCGTTCAGGTTTGCCGTCCTGTGTCTTACGAGTTGTCTCATTACAAAAATTGGTAATTTCAAATGAAACTTGACTTCACACATCTCAAAGGGTGAGGTATGTTTATGTCTCATTAGGTAACGGATAAGGCTCCGCGTTTGATTTACCTTTCTTGTTCCATCTCCATAACTAATACGAGCAGAGTTCTCTACTTCTTCATCATCACCCATCACATCTAAGAGTTTTACAAATCCTAGTTGATGAATGGTTTTCATACCTAAACTTTTTTCCAACTATGTACTTCCCACTCACCCCGCTGACCAGAGTAAGTATTTCTATTTATAATTTCAACTAATCTGGTTTCTTTTATACTGGTTAGCACCATATCATTTATATCTTTACAAGCAACTGAGTGTGGCCAGATAA